TATGGGGTAAATCTTCACCCCCATACGTCCACCAGATACTGGCTGACCACGAACGATATTGATTTCATCAAACTGCTCATCGTCCATTAACACTCCCGCATGCGTCAGCGCATCCAGCGGTGCTTTCAGGATATTGTCCAGGTCGCGACGACGCTTATCCGGTGGCTCTGCAATCACCTTTATCGCCAGCCTTCCGGACAGGCTTAATTTCAGCCGCTGCTGGCGAACAATAAGCGCCACAGCCCGGCGATAACGCTTTCCCTCCTCCGAGATAAAATATGTGCTGCCACGGCGTCGCCAGTAAGTGTTCACCGTCGGCGGGTAAGGTAAAACAAATTCTATGCGCTCGGTCATTTATGCTTTCCACTTCAGAACACCCGAATTTCTCGCGTGCATTAAAAAACGAATCAGCAACAACAGCTGGCTGCCGTGTTTTTCTTCAAAATCTTTTACCCCGGCGTGTAGTTCGCTATGGCATTTACGGCACAGCGGAATAACAAACAAATCATCAGCCTTTGTTCCCATCCCTCCCAGTCCATGACCAATGATGTGATGCGGATCATCTGCCTGATTGCCACACGTCATGCATTTCTGCGTTTTTACCCAGCGCGTGTATACAGGCATCTCTTCCCGTTGTGATTTCTGGCGCTGGAGATACTGAGCCGGTGACTCCGGATCAACGGCAATGCTGACCACCGTCTTTTCCTGTGGCGGGTTTTGCTGGTGGGCGTGAGGCAGCGGCGCAAGATTTTTTGTGCGCTGCTTCAGTATGCTGGTGGCGGTCTGCTCTCCCGGTACGATGTCGCTTTCACGGTACATTGAGCGGATTTTTTCCGCACGCAACCCCAGCGAACGACGTAATACCGCTTCCGGTAGCGCGTCCGCCACCTGATTGCGGACCGCCCACCAGGATAATTCAGCCAGCGATAATTCCCGTTCCTGCGAGCCATTCATTGCATGGCGTATGACGTCAATCATCCATGCAGACAGGTTTTGGTGAGCAAGTTGCCCGAGTGATTCGGATGTCTGGTCACGCAGCTGGTTGTCGCAGTGCCAGCACAACACCATTGCGCCGGTACCATAACGGTGAATGACGGTTTCGCTGTGATGATAATCGCCGTGTGGCCACTGGCAGGATTTAATATGGCGCAACAGCCAGTCAGACAATGCACCAGCACCACCAGCAGCACGAATCACCCGTGCGTTACTGAAAAACGGCAGCAATGTTTTGTCTTCCACCAGCGGCTGGCGAACGGCAGGAACGACCCCGGACGGCAGATTACGCATGCTTTTCGGTTCCGGCTCCACCAGTACCCGGGTATTGTGGAATACCGGCATGGATTCACGGCCCGGCTTAACGATCACCAGCCCGAGTTCCGGTACCAGAACAGGTCGAAGTAATACCCGCACGTTACCTCCAGATGCGTTGCTGGAATGTGCGGGACAGACGCGGTGGGCGTTCGGAGTAAGGAAGCCTGACGGAGATTATCCAGTGACGGTAGTCGAGGCTAAGGGCTTTTTTAACCTCGCATCCGCGCCTGCGGTAACACTGAATGAGCCATTCGGCCTGTTCTTCAGTGCATGGGGGATGCTGGTACCAGTCTGACTTAAATGCGTGAGAATACCGCTCGTGCGTGTGGGCAAGAACGGTCGAATTATCATGTTTGTAATATTTTGCGTTGCGTGCCATCGGTTTTCTCCGGTGGCACGGTGTTACTCAGCGGGAGTTCAGCCCCGCGCAAGATTGTAGATGAGTTTATTCTTCTGAAAAAGCAGAAAAGCCAGCTTTTATTCCGATCTCTTTCAATACCTGTAATGAAGTGACAAACTCACCGTCGCGCAAGATAAATCCGTCCGTCACTCGGGCATCCACAAAATTAATTAACGCAGCCCCATTTTTTTGCAAACACACAATGCGGTAATGACTAACAATATTTCCATTTTCAACGCACACAGCATAGAGGCCATCTTCACAAAAAATTTTACGCAGTTCTTCGATGTTCATCATCAGAATCCTTCCGGATAATTAGCTCTCCCCTTTAAGGGACCATCCCTCTTATCCCTGCGCGCTACTTAAGTATTTTTGATTCTATTCCGGCACCGTCCAGAACTTCAAATGCGTTGAAAATAAAAACAAAAACCCGCCGAAGCGGGTTAAGTGCGGGTGCGTTGAGAATGCCTGCCACATCAGAGGTGGCGAGGGATTTCTCCCTCGCCGGGTCTCTTACTCCTCAGGTTCGTAAGCTGTGAAGACAGCGACCTCCGTCTGGCCGGTTCGGATTCGTACCTCGCAGAGGTCTTTCCTCGTTACCAGTGCCGTCACTATGACGGTTAAACAGATGACGATCAGGGCGATTAACATCGCCTTTTGCTGCTTCATAGCCTGCTTCTCCTTGACCTTTCGGTCCGTAAGAGGCTAATCTCTATGTGTCGCATAGATATGGCCTCAGATTAATGTTAAGCGTCTTGCAGGACGCGTAATGTTAACTGGGGCTTTTCTCTATCTGCCTTTTGGTGTTCATGCCTGAGACAGATAGCCTCAAGCACCCGCAGTTATTCTACTTAACTAAGATTTCCCCGCAAACCGTTTTTGTCCGGCACAGTAAATATCCAACTAAACCAATGGCGTTCGCTGTATTTACCGCCAGTATTCAATGCACATGACCGCCATGAACACCCCTAAAAAAAGGGCATTTATATGTCCAAACATTAATATCAAAACATCAATTTTTTCCATATACCTTGCTGTGAAGATGATGGGCATACATGATGCGAACAACCAGAACGCAACAAACAAAAACTGCAATGCGTTTTTCATTATTCCCCCTACAATCAATGTGCAATAACATTTAAACACACCTCAATTTGGCCGGACATATAAATATCTAAACCAGAAAAAATCACTTACATAGCGTTACAAACTCTTTAGTCTAAATATTCATCGTAAAACATCCTCCACGCTTATCAGTCCATTTCGTTTCAGGTAATCCATCGCCTTCTCCGGTAATTTGCAGTCCGGCTGAGCTTTTTTCAGTTGACTGACCAGTCGTTTAACCCACATTGTTAATTCGCTAACCTGATTGCCGGATGCTGGTGGATTGTCGGCTTTACCCAGAATGGCAGCGCAGCAGGCCTCTCTGAGCACCCAGTCAACAGCATCCTTCCATGCTCCTGTTTCGACTGGCGGATTCTCACGCTTTACCTGTTCATAAAAGCGCACGGCTTTAACCAGTCCTTCTGATGTCACCGGGACTGGCGGGCCGATGAATAAGGCCTGAATTTCATAGTTCGGCCTGTCGTTACAATCCTCTTTTGTCGGTACATATTTCCAGTCACCAGCCCACGGCTTCCCCTGAAAGTCTGTAACGTCTTTTTTCACGTAGCGATATCGCCATGCCACTGTTTTTGCCTGCCCTGCCGTTTCATGCCCTTCCTGATAATTAATCTCGCTCATTCATCGCCCCACTCATCACAATATGCTTCGACCGGAGTTTTTCCTGCTTCATAATCATCACGCCATGCTTCAGCATCAGCAGCACTGCCACCACGTAACTCTGCATAGTCCATTAACAGTTCATGCCATGCTTCAAAACTGACGTTGTATTTAGTTGAACCAAAATCAGCCATTTTGTTCTTCCTCTTCGTCTTTTATTTCGTGGTATGAGTAATTGCAGTAGTTAAAGAAAATATCTTTAGCTTCATCCTGTATTTCATCTGGTGTTGCATCATCATCCACTTCGAATTCATCCTCGAAATCTCCACCGGCTATTCCCGTTTCAATAATTATTTTGAATTTTCGCATTTCACTACCGCCCTTTCGGACGGCCTCCTGATGTTCTGAGGGTGCAGGAATCCCTCCGGTTAAGGATTTAATAAAAATCGTTTCTGATTTAAATCTTCAGTATTTAGTTGTTAGTCGGTTTATAGCCTTTATGCTTCGGCCTTATTTCTCAGCCATACACAAACCGGGCCATCTTCGGTGTCATGTATTGAACCAATAAACCATCCATTGCCCTCTGGTCGTTCCGGTTCCCATGCAGAAATATCAGCATCACACGCATCAAGGTCA